GCCAGTCTCGATTACATCATTTCCAGAGATAAACGCATAGGCCTCCCTGGCTTCTGGCTCTAACGCAGTGCCGCGATCCATCCACTCGGTAACGTGGAACGGCTCAGATTGCCCTGTAAGGCGTTCTGCAATCAATTCATTGATGTACCCATCAGCAGAGGTGCTTGGCTTTCCAGTTAGCGTTATTATCTTGGAAAACATGCTTGCAGAGGGCTTGCCCAGTCTTGCAGCAAGCCACTCTGGTGAACCCTGCTCATGGTCCAGGATGATCACTTTTTAGCCTCTAGTGCGGCAACAGCACGGTCATAGTGTACAGCCAGTATCTGATCAACTGATCGCACCTTCAGCCACTTGCAAAACTTATCGCTGTCGGCGCCAGTCTCATCAAGTAATTTCTTGATGGCTATGATCTGATCGTCAGACACAACTTTCTTGTCATCACCGCGCAGCATTGCGGATTCTGCGTCATCGTCTGCAGTTGGGATGCCAGCGATAGACTGCAGGGCATAGCGTCTTGCGTAGGTGATAGCCGAACCTGAAGCCTGGGGGTCTTTCTTAACAGTTGGCAGGGTGTATTCCATTTCTAGCCACTGACCTGATATGTGCATCAGGCGCGTAGATACGCCAACACCGTTTTCATTGCTTACCGGGAACTGGGTATAGCTTAGGCCGTTATCAGCAAAGGGCTGCTTGATCGCCTTAATGACCGACGTTAGATCGGCATAGCTTGACTTAAAGAAAGGGTTGGCGCTGTCTTTAACAGCACCCCCCATCTGAGATTGTGCAGCACATAGTGCGCTGGCTAGCTCGTTAATTGATTCACTTGATTTCATGTTGACCTCCTACAGTCTGTTCTTTTGCGTACCGCTCACCATAACCTGCATAGTAAGCCTCTGATTGCCCGTCTAGGGCTTGATAACCTAGAACGCAGTCGTACTCACCGCGCTCCAGATCGTTTAAATCGTTGATTCCCATAATTGCCTCCTATCCAAGTTGCAGAAAATATCTTCTGCGGTCATTGATTACAGATTTTTCGATTTCATATTTAGCGGCAATCTCAACAATTTTTCTTAGGGTTAGCTTTCTTTTATCCATAAGCTCAAAAACTGTTCCGTATGTCTCCCACTTATTGAAATTTTTAAATGCTTTGTGTGCGATAGATTCTGATTTAGTCACGATTTATTGCCTTGTTTTATTGATTGAGGTGCTATTGTAAAGCTTTACGACTACTCCGTCAACACTTTCAGTAACAAACAGGCAAAAAAAAGCCCCGCACTAGGCAGGGCATGTTCTATGTGGAACCTCAGTATGACCAGATGACAGGCATTGAGTCCCTTGTGTCTACATGGATAAACGTCTTGGCGACTCCTATGCCATTAAACCCCATCTCCTGGGCGTGCTTAATGATCTGGTATGCCTCGTTGCCATTGTTGATCTTGATGTCTGCGGCAATTCCGCGTGCGTGTGTGCCTGGCTTAGACTTCGCTTTTTCAATGCTGTGGCCTTCTGGATCGCGGTAGCCACTGGTAATGATAAACGGGAACCCGCAAGCATGGCGCAGCGAGTCAAGAGCCCACAGGAACTCATCAGACATCTCGTTGTTGCCGGTCTCCTGGCAATCAAAGTCTGACAGCTTAAAATAGCGCATCAGTATGTCCCTTTCCAAACCCTAAACTTGTCAAAGTCGCCAGACAGCATCTTGCGCTTAATAACGTCCTTTTTAGCCTCGTTATCATCCCAGGATAGCCCAGCTTCTTTCATCCACTCTGCGACAATGTGCATAGGGATAGTGCCTACCAGGCGGCTCTCACCGGTCTGTCCTACACCTGCCTCACGCAGCATTCTAGCCTTCTCAATATGGACATCGTTGTCATACGTCTTCTGTACGATGATCCCAGAGTCGGTAGCTTTTACAGATTCCTTCAGCAACATTACTTCTTGCCTCTCTTCTTAGCCGGCGCCTTCTTCTTTTTAGCGGCTGACTTAGCTCTCGCTGCAGCGGCCATACCTGACTTTGTGTATGCGTACTTCTTACCGTTGACCATTGGCATGTCTATTTCCTCTTTGCAGTTTTAGCGGCCTTCTTAAAAGCCTTGGCTGTTGGCGCACCCTTTGTGCCAGGTTTGCGCATTTTTTCTACCTTCTTTCCGGCAGCCTTCTGTTTCTTTATGCGAGCTCGCTTCTTATGAATGTTTGCGTAAAGACTCATATTACTTCCTCGACTTAGCCCCAGAGCACTTCCATCTCTTGCGGCTTAAATTATTAGGGGTGTTGGGGTCGTTCTGCTTAGATTTGGGCAGACCCTTTTTGATGCCTAATGACCTGGCGCAATAACTATCACCCTTGCTGGTTCCAGGCTTTACCCTGGCGCCGCCTGACTTGGCCTTACCTGCCTGGCCATAGGATACCTTTTTGCCTGATGCGGTTACTTTTACTTTCGCTTTGCCCTTTGCCGGCTTTGCCATAAAAATCTCCAAAAAAAGGGGGCCGGAGCCCCCCTTCTGTACTACATCGATTAGGAAGTCGTGTTATCAGCAATGATACCAGACGCCTTCTCGTTTTTACAAATAAGAGTCAGCTCAGTCAGAACCTGACGACGGCTTGAGTCGCCAGTCTTGGCCAGAGCAGTATTCTTAGTAGGACGGAGCATACCAACTGCCCACATGTCGTTCTGCATGATGAACACGTCACGGCTACGGTTCTCACGAGTAGGAACGAACTCAACAGTTCCCCAAGGAGTAACGTATACAGCCAGAGACTTAACAACCTTCTCGTCACCGGCCTGGACCTGTGAACGCTGGTTGTTGTTACCTGCAAAACCCAGAGCAACATTCATCTGGAAAGCAGACAGGTATACTGAGTCAGGCTTGCCGCCCTCTGCCCAGATGCTCTGCATAGTAGCGTCGAAACGCGCCTGAGAGAATGCAACTGGAGTGCCGTCATCGGTACGAGCGTCAGTGCCGTCGCCGGTGGGATCAGCGCCAGAGTTGCCAGTTTCGTTAGTAGAGTTAGTTACCAACCAAGCTGGAGCACCAGCAAGCTCACGAGCAGTAGTGCTGTTACCGGCAACGCGAGCGTTGTTAGCAAACAGAGCTGCTTCGATGTCGAGCTTCTGCTCTTTAGCAATCTTCAGGGTCTGGTACGCCATTTCTGCTGCGCGGCCTGCCTTCTTAACGCCTTCATCAGTGTCAGGAATGGATACTGAGTTCTTGAAGATTTGCGTGTAGTTACCCAGGCGAGTAGTAGCAGTACGGGCTTCAGAAGTAGTGTCGTCGCCTTCGATGTGCTTGTTGTCAGCGCTTGAACGGAGAGTATCAGTCTGCCACTCGTGCAGAGTGTTGCTAGCTTTTACTTTCTTACAAGCTGAGTAAAAAGGAGTCTCTTCAGGGCTAATTGAATAAATAACGTCCTGCAGGTCTTCCCGGATGCCTACGCTATCGTAGGTGTCAAAAGTGTTTGATGGCTGTGCCATGATGTATTACCTCAAGTATTTAAGATTAATCCAAGAGCATCATCGATACTCCCGGTGGATTTAAGTTTTGTTCGTCGCTTTTCCAGCGCCTTCTTCTTGCTCGGTGTAGGTTTAGAACCAGCCTTCACTGTCCGCGATCTGCGGTTTGCAGGGTTGGCTTTGTCTTCAGCAGCTTTCTTCCCATTCATAATTTCACGGTACTTCATGGCATCATGCAATACTCTGATTGCGCGGTGGTCCATGATCTGACCGATCTCTTCTGGCTGATATCCATAAACCTCGGAACCAATAGTCAGCATCTTTTCGCGTACTGCGGATGCCTTCTTATCGTCCGAAAACTCTGGAATCTGCTGTTTAAGGGTTTCCATTTCTTGCTGGAGGTAAGCCTGCATAGCGGCCTGCTGCGCTTGCGACTGTTGTTGTGACACAGCCTCAAACTGTTGCATCTGACCGTTGTATGCAGCCACGTCGTCATCGTATTTCAGCTTGGCATCCATGTACCCAATAGGGTCGGTGTCAAACAATTCACGCGATGGCGGTTGTGGCGCTTGCTGAACTCCACCAGCTTGTATCTGCTGATACATCTGAGCAATGTTCTGGCGCTCGTGTAAAAGGGCATTGTAAACCTCTTCGGCCTGCTTACGCTGCGCTGCAGCTTCTTGCATACCCTTCTGGACGTACTGCTGACCACTGTATCCTTGCTTGAGCTCATCTAGGGTTACAGCCACTTCCTGTCCGTCTACCTTAACAGTGAATGACTGGCCCTCCTGGGCGGCATCTTCAGTATCTTCGTCGTCCTCGGAATCTTCCGTTTCCTCATCTGACTCATCCTCATCGGATTCATCGTCAGGTTGCTCATCTTCACTCTCACTTTCAGGCTCGCTTTCAAGCAACTCTTCTTGCTCTTCTGCAGGCTCATCCTGTTCGATAATGTTAGCAATGGCTCCCTCAATAGAGCCGTCAAATTCTACTACTTCGGTATCAGTCGTTTCCACGGTGCTGTTCCTCTTTCTTTCTTATCGAATATCGCCTCGTCTGCAAATACAGTGTTGAAGTAATCTTCGATCTTGTCTAGCGCCCTGATTATATCATGCGCATCGTTAATAGCCTCTAATTGAGACTGGCCGTTCAGAAATACACTTACTTGTGCATTCCGAATCTCTTTTATGACTTCCTGATAGGTGTCGTCATTACTCAGCGTCCGTATTTTGGCCGCTTTGTCTTTTATATTCAAAATCTACCGCCAGTTACAGCTTGTGCAGGTGACTCTGCCGGGTATCGTGGCACGTTCTGCATTTGCTTGATTTGGGCAACGTCTACGGCTGTGCCGTACTTGCCAAGTATCTCCGCAGCGTTAACCAGGAGGTCTTGGTCCATCTTATCACGTTCTCGGTCATCTGCAGCAATAGCCTTTTGCGCATCAATCTGCAGCTTCGCCATGTCGGTCTGAGACTTAGCCTCGGCCTTCATCTGCTCTGCCTGGAGGTAAGCGGTTGCCTGGTCCATTTGTGGCTGCTGCTCCTGGCCTTGCTGCTGCTGTGCTAGTAGCGCCTGCTCTTGCTCTGGATTCATCGGCGTAAAGTACCTGTCAGCGTTTCTAACGCCATTTAGAGCCAGCATGTCTGCCAGGGTATTGCGTATCTGTGTCATCGTCACAAGGCCGTTTCCTGGGCCGTATGCCTGGAATATCTGCATCTGCATCTGCAGGGCTTGAGTCAGGGCAGCGTTACGCTGATCTTCCCGGCCAGTACCCAGGCCAACATTGACAGAGGTATCCATCTTCTTATTCCAAGATCGCGGATCGACGGGGATATAGTCCTCGCCACTAATGCGCATAATCTTTTCTTCGTCGCAGTTCTCAATCACCAGCTTCAGCATCAGCTTAAACATGTGTCGAACACCGCCTTCTGCCAGGTTGCGAGCCATAACTTCAACCTGACCTGCCGCTCCCTGCATAGTAGCCTGGACCGCAGTTGCAGTAGTTGCCTGCAGTGCATCTGGATTAAGCCCTAAACTGGCCTTTGAGATGCCTACTTTCTGCTCAATAGTCGTGTCATAGTATTCGATAGCCGCTAGCGTTTGATTGGCTACAAATGGCACTGAAAGGGGCTGTATTGCCCCTCCCTGACGTACCCTAACGATACCGCCGATCTCATTGTTCAGCATGTCGTCCATGTTCACCGCGCCATCAATAACCTCGGTGCGGGGGTGGTTAGTCAGCGCTACGTTATCCAGCACTCCACGGATCATCATGGTGGCCGCGTCCTGGTCCTCAAACAGCAGGTCAGCAATAGACTTGCCGTAGAACGTATGCGGCTCAGGGTCTATCTCAAACGCAGCAAAAGGCTGGTCACCCCAGGGCTCATAGCCGAGCAACTGATACTCGCTGCCACCTAATACGACTTTGTGCATCTCTGCAACGCCAGTACCGTTAGTGTCTATCTTCATGTACAGCTCGGTCAGAGCTACAACCCGCATAGAAGGGTCCATAGGGTTCTCTGACTGATAGTCCTGCTCATACCCTCGGCGCTCGTAGTCCTCAACCTCAGAGAATGTGTCAGAGTGCCCCAGGCCAGACATCTCAGATACGACATCATAGTCATACCCCATAGCGACCAGGTCACTTACTCGGACCTCAGTTCTGTGGCCAACAACGTAAGCAGTCTCGATACTCTTTGCGTTACGATCAATAAAAAACTCTTCTGGTGGTACAGCCTCAACGCACAGGTCACCCATCTCGCTGATCTTGCTGACCTTGAGGTCGTGACGTGGCATCTCTACCTCTGCACCAAACTCGTCCAGCTCAATCTCTATCTTTGTGGTGTGCTCGATAACCTCAACGTCCTGCTCGTTAACAATGGTAGAAAACTCCATGTCGTTCAGGTTGTTAAAAGTGTAAGTCTCGCTCTCGTCGTATGTATCCCAGTAGACCTTTACGATGCCTGTCTTCTTTAGCAGGGCATCATGGAATACATCGTTCAATACGTCGTAACCGTTCAGCTCCTGGAACTTGTACTGGATGTACTTAGTGGCCTGCTCGGCAAACTTAATGTCCTCTGGGCCGGTAGGGACAAACTCAACCGGGCGATCAGTAGACAGGAATACACGCAGCAAGCTGGGCTTGATAGATCGTATAGCGTCACGCACCTTTGTAGATACGACGCTAGATCGGCCTTCTTCCTCACCGATATCTACCTCGCCGTTGTAGTAGCGCTGGGCCTTAATACGGTCCTCAGCCACTTCACTCTCAACAAAGTCAACAGCGTCCAGGATAGCCTCGCGGGCAATGTTTTCTACGTCATCTGCTTCTAATGGTTTTAGTTCCACGTCTTACTCCTGGAAAAAATTTGGCACATTTGAGTTAGAGCCACTTGGCACTTTTGCGCCTTGCTGCGCACCTGCCGTCCTGCCTGCTTGAGCAATTGTTGCCGCAGCTTTATCTACTTTTTTCAACAATTCGCCAAATACAGTATTATCCTTCAATGCTCGCTCTACCAGCTCTGGCGACTCACTATACAATATTTTGGCAACTTCGACCATTTGTCGGTCAGACAATCCCTCACCAGATGGGACCATGTTAACAGCAAGTTTAATCATAGCTAGAGGATCACCACCCATACCCCTGGCAACATCATCCATCGAAACGCCGCCACCGCGCAACTGGGCTTCTCTTTGCAGCGCCTGCGTCATTGACTGCGCTCTTGGCTGTATTAACTTGTCCATTGAGGTAGCCTCAGCCGCTCTAGTCACATCTTGCACCACTCTCGCTGC